GCGTGGGCGAGATCGACCAGATCATGCGGACGTACCTGCTGCGGACGGCGATGGGTGCGAACGTGCCCTACGAACTGCTGACGGGTGACTTCCAGGGCACCAACTTCAGCGCGGGCCGGCTTGGCTGGCAGAGCTTCAACAAGCAGACGTTGTGCGAGCAGTGGCAGCTGCTGGCGCCGGTGGCGTTCAACCGGGTGTGGGGATGGTGGGCGCGGCAGGCGAGCATCGCTGGTGTGGCGACCGATGGGCTGACGGCTGACTGGACGCCACCGCCACCGCAGGCCTACGACCCGGCGGCTGACACGAAGGCGATCATCCAGAAGATGCGGGCGGGCCTGCTGCCGCCGCAGGAAGCGATCCGGATGGAGGGCCTGGAGCCTGAGGACGTGATCGCGCTGTACGTGGAATGGAACCGCCTGCTGGACGCTGGCGAGGTGGTGCTGGACACCGACCCGAGGAAGGTGAGCGCGGCGGGGTTGACGCAGGCGCGACCGATGGGGTCGGAGCTGCCGCCTGCAGGTGAGCCTCCAGGCGAAGCAACACCACCCCCGCAGGTGACGCCTGCAGGGTCACCCTAGAATCAAGAAGCCGTAGGAGCTGCCATGAGCGAAGGTCTGCTGCAGACCAGGGCGATGTTCGAGCCGTCGACGATCAACGTCGAGGAGCGAACTGTTGAGCTGGTGTGGAGCACCGGCGCCCAGGTGCGTCGTGCGAGTTGGTCGCGCGGCGACTACATCGAGGAGCTGAGCATGGCGCCTGGCGCTGTGCGCCTGGACCGCCTGAACAAGGGGGCGCCGCTGCTCGATGCGCACGACTCCTACTCGCTGCGCAGCCAGATCGGCGTCGTGCAGCGAGCATGGCTGAACGGCAACGAGGGCCGCGCCCTGGTGAAGTTCAGCCGGCGCGATGACGTGGAGAGCATCTTCCAGGATGTGATCGACGGCATCTATCGCAACGTGTCTGTGGGCTACAAGGTCCACAAGACCGAGCGTGACGAGACCGGCACAGTGCCGGTTGAGCGCGCAGTGGACTGGGAGCCGTATGAGCTCTCGCTGGTCCCGATCCCGGCCGACGCCGGGGCCCAGGTGCGTTCTGAGGAACCGCCTGCAACCCAACCTGAAAAGGAACGATCCATGACCCTTCCCGCTGATGGGGTGCAGGCTCCCGAGCCCACCCAGGACAACGAGACCCGAGCTGCTGCGCCTGCTGCTGCTCCCGCCCCTGCCCCGGCCGCCCCTGTGGTGAATGCCGATGAGGTGCGTGCCGGCGAGCGCCGCCGCGTGACCGACATCATGGACGCCTGCCGCAAGGCCGGCATCGATGGTGGGTTCGCCGAGCAGCTGATTGCTGATGGCACCCCGATCGACCAGGCCCGCGCTGCGATCATCGACAAGATGGCTGAGCGCCAGTCCAGCCAGCCGCAGACCATGATCGGCCGCGTTGATGTTGGCACCGACCACGGCGAGAAGCGCGTCGAGGCGATGCTCCACGCCCTGGAGGCCCGCTCCGGCATGCGGAAGTGGGATGAAGGCGGCGCCCGCGAGTACCTGGGCACCACCCTGCTGGACATGGCGCGCGAGTGCGTGGAGCGCTCGGGTGTGAGCACCAAGGGGATGAGCAAGGAGGAGCTGGCCGGCCGTGCCATGCACTCCACCACCGACTTCCCCCTGCTGCTGACCAGCATCCAGCGCGTGACGCTGAAGGGCGCCTATGAAGCGGAGCGCCAGACCTGGCGGCCGCTGGCGGAGCAGCGCAACCTGCCCGACTTCCGCGAGATGAAGGAGATCGAGGTGGGCGGCCAGATGCTGCCTGAGGAGCTCAAGGAGCAGGGCGAGTACAAGAGCGGCACCGTGCAGGAGCAGGGCGGCAGCTGGAAGCTGAGCGAGTACGGGAAGAAGGTGCTGGTCGGCCGCCGGCTGATCATCAACGACAACCTGGGCTACATCACCCGGATCATCCAGGTGCTGGGCCGTGGCGTCGCCACGTTCGAGGCCAACATGATGTGGGCCCTGATCACCGGCAACGCGAAGTGCACCAGCGACAACCTGGCCCTGTTCCACGCCAACCACAACAACACCGGCACCGGCGTGATCGGTGAGGCGGCGATCTCCGAGGCGCGTCAGAAGATGCGCAACCAGAAGGACTTCACCGGCAAGAACCCGCTGTATGTGACCCCGCGTTACATCCTGCTGCCGACGGTGCTGGAGACTGCGTTCGACAAGTTCAACACCACGATCATCCCGAACCAGACCAGCAACGTGAACATCTTCTCGGGCTACCTGGAGAAGATCGTCGAGCCTCGCCTGGATGCGAGCAGCCTGCAGCAGTTCTACATCGTGGGCGACTACCCCGGCGTGGACAAGCTGGTCTACGGCTACCTGGAGGGCGAAGGCGGACCCAGCATCGAGTCCGTGTCGGGGCGTGATCCTGACGGTGTGACCACCTACCTGCGTCACAGCTTCGGCGCCCATGTGCCGCAGCACCAGGCCTTCTACCGCTCCAGCGGTGTGAACGCTTGATCTGAGCCGATCCAATCAACCACTGTCTGAGGACTGAATCATGAAGGGTTACGATCCGAGCACCGGTCTGGGTTACATCCAGACCGGCCGCTATCTCGAAGTCACGCTGCCCTATGCCCGCAGCGGCGGGCAGGGCGTGCTGGTGGGCGACATCTTCGGCATCTGCACCGTGGACGGTGCGCAAGGCGAAGTGATCAACATCGACACCGAGTGCGTCTATGGACTGGTTGCTGCGACTGGCAGCGGCAACGATGCGGCCCAGGGCGCTGCGGCGTACTGGGATGACACCAACAAGCGGATCACGCCGCAGGCATCGACGCACAAGAAGGTGGGCAACTTCGTAACTGCGAAGACCACCACGCAAGCGTTCGCGTCGGTGAAGATCGGCTGATGCTGAACGACCTGGCGAACAGGGCGCTGAGGGCTGTGGTGCGGGTGATGGGGGAACCCATCACCTACACCAGGTCTGGGCAGGCCACGGCCGCCAGGGGTGTGTTTCAGGCATCGCATGTTGGGTTGGATCCAGAGACCGGCGTGCGTGTGAACAGCACGCAGCCGGTGCTGCTGGTGAGTTTCGAGGATCTGCTGTTCAAGCCCAGACAGGGCGACACGGTAGAGGTGGCGGGGAGTGTGTTCCAGGTGCGTGATCCCCAGCCGGATGGCCACGATGGGTGGCTGCTGATGCTGCACCGGACCCAGCCATGACCCACCGCCGCACCGAGCTCCGCACAGCCTTCGTCGCCCGGCTGGGGCAGAACATCACCCCGCCGCCCGCACAGGGTCAGCAGCCTGGCGCGCCGACCTATCGCACCGCTGCAGAGGAGCGCGTGCACTCCGGCCGGCTGATGCCCGTAGAGGAGCCCGCATTGCCGGCCATCATCGTCCACACGCGCGAACCGGAGAAGATCCTCCGCCGCCGCTCAACCGGCTGGAATGGCTTCGAGGAGCGCCGCTGCATCGTCTCCATCGTCGTCGTCGCCCAGAGCTTCGACGACCTGGACGCCGACCTCGACACGATCGCCAACCAGGTAGAGGCCGCCCTCCAGGCCTGGACCATCCCAGGCTTCGAGTCATCTGATCCGTTCCTGGTCGACTCGGACATGGCCGATCCTGAGTTCGAGGGCAGCCTGGCCACGTCCGTTCGCACCCTCCGCTACAGCGTCGACTACATGACCCCCTACCGCGCCTGCAGCGATCCCTACGTCGACACCGACGCCGCGGCCGGCGATGGCCCCCTGGAGCGCAGCGGCGCTTATCCTGGTGGCCAAGTCACCCCTGGCTGCCCAGCCGACAACACTGGCGAGGTGTGCCCCATCGGCACGGCCGAGCTGTTCTCTCAAGAGGAGCCGATCAACTGATGGCCATCACCCGCAAGACCCGCGCCCGCTCCAAGGAAGGCCAGTTCAAGGGCGACGACCCTTCTACCCCAACCGTGAATGAAGCCTGGGTGACAGCCGCCAGCCTGGCGGAGTTCATCGGCATCGACGGCAACCCGGCCCGTCTGGAGCAGGCCATCGACCTTGCCAGTGCTGCAGCAGCCGCAGAGCTCGGCATCCCTTCCCTCCCCGCCGTCCTGCCCCACCCCCTCGCCCAGGCGGTCAAGCTGCTTGCGTCCAAGCTGCTGATCACCGACGAGCTGGACGAGCCGCCCGCTGCAGCTGACCTCCCCCTGGTGGTGCGTTACTACCTCAAGGTCTACGCCAGTGCTCAGGGTTAATCGCGACACCCAGATCACATCTGGCGTCGGTGCGATGGAGCACACCGAGGCCAGCCGCCGCATTGCCAACGTCATCCGCTACGGCGTCGTCAAGGAGACCGACTACGAGAAGGCGCTGATCCGGGTGGAGCTCCAGGACGGTGAGCTGCTCACCGACTGGATCCCATGGGTCACCCTTCGGGCCGGCAATGACAAGTTCTGGTGGGCGCCGGAGGAAGGCGAGGTGATGCTGCTGCTGGCCCCGTCGGGTGAGCTGGCCAATGCCGTCGCCCTGCCCGCTGCATTCAGCAACCAGAACCAGAACGCGACCGAGCCCACTGTTCAGCGGCAGACCTTCGAGGATGGCACGGTGATCGAGTACGACCGGGCTGCGCACCGCTACACGATCGACGCCACGGCCAGCGACAGCGAGGTGATCGTGAAGGCTGGCATCATCCACCTCAACCCGACCAGCTGATGCCAGAGGTCGCGCGCGTGGGAGATGCCGGCAGCCACGGCGGCACGATCATCACCGGCAGCCCGATCGTGACCGGCAGCCCGGACATCACCGCCAACAGCATGCCCGTGGCGCGCGTGGGGGATCAGACTGCATGCGGGGCCACCATCACCGAAGGCAGCCCCGACACGCTCGCCAACTGAGGAGGCACCATGGCTGGGATGAGCCGGACAACGGGCGAGGCCCTGGGCGGGTTCGACCACCTGCGCCAGTCCATCCAGGACATTCTCACCACACCGGTAGGGAGCCGCGTGCATCGGCGGGACTATGGCAGCCGGCTGACGCAGCTGGTCGATCGGCCCGTCAACCAGTCCCTGGTGTCGGAGCTGGTGGCGGCCACCGCCGAAGCGCTGGACCGGTGGGAACCGCGGCTGAAGCTGGACGAAGTGCAGATCGATTCGGTGAGCGAGAATGGGCAGATCGAGCTGAGCCTTGTTGGCTACTATCTGGTCAACGGTCAGCGCATCACGCTTGAGGGGCTGGTGGTCTGATGACGACGATCGACTTCAGCTCCATCCCGGCGCCGATCATCATCGAGGAGCTGGACTACGAGGCGATCCTCGAGGAGATGATCGCTGATCTGCAGGCCCGCGACCCGTCCTACACCGAGATCCTGGAGTCGGACCCGGGCGTGAAGATCCTCGAGGTGGCAGCCGCGCGTGAGCTGACGCTCAGGCAGCGGGTGAACGATGCGCTGCGGGCCACCCTGCTGCGCTTCGCCATCGGCGCGGACATGGACAACCTGGCAGCGTTCTATGGCGTCACCAGGCTGCTGGATGAAGACGACGAAGCGCTGCGCCTGCGCACCATCGAGCGGATCATGGGCAGCAGCACCGCCGGCGGCGCGGCATGGTATCGCTACCAGGCGCTGACGGCTGACGATCGGGTGAAGGACGCAGCGGTGAGCAGCCCGGAGCCCGGCGAGGTGCTGGTGTCGATCCTGAGCGACGAGGCCTACGAGGTGGCGACGGCCGCCGGCGAGGCGCTGGATGTGCTCGGCGAGAACTTCGGGGTGGCGCGAACGACCGGCGAGACGGATGCGGCCTACCGCGCGCGGATCCTGGCAGCGGTCGATGAAGCCGGCGGTGCAGGGCTGGCCAGCCAGGACCTGCTCGATGCCGTCGACGATCGCCTGCAGGCTGATGACGTCCGCGTGCTCACCGACACGGTGACGGTGGAAGGCGCCACGATTATCCCGGTGGATGTGACCGCCCAGGTGTGGCTCTACCCGGAGACCCATGAGGCGGTGTTCGAGGGGCTGGAGCAGCGGCTGAAGGATGCGTTCGCGGCGCAGTCTGGCCTGGGGTGGGACGTGACGACCAGCTGGCTGATCACGCAGCTGCATCCCGCCGGAGTACAGCGCGTGATCTTGACAGCGCCAGCAGCAAACGTAGTGTGTTCGGCGAGTGATGCGCCGGCACTGGGCAGCATCACCCTGACCCTGGCGGGTCGTGATCGATGAGTCGATACGACCTGCTGCCGCCAAACGCGACGCAGCTTGAGCGCGATCTGTCGCGAGCAAGCAGTTTCCTGGAGCGCATCGGGCGGCCGGTGCCAACGATCCGCACCGCCAAGCGCATCAACATTCCCGACGGCGTGGTGCCGTGGCTGGTCTATGAGTATGGCCTGGGGGAGCTGCTGCCGTACCTGTCGGATCAGCGGCAGGCGATCGCCGAGGGTGTGCTGTGGCAGCGGGTGCGAGGGACGCCAGCAGCGCTGAAGATTGGCCTGAGCTGGATCGGCCTGATCGCAGAGCTGGAGGAGTCCGAGGCAGGGACGCTGCGATGGGCCGAGTACCAGCTGGGTCTGGAGGCTGCACCCAACGGGCTGGAGCAGATCGGTCGGCTGGTGGGGATTGCGCGGATCAGCCAGCCAATCCGCAGCCGGCTGTTCCGGGTGTATGGGGGCTATGACGAGCGGCGGTTCCTGCTGGACTATCACCTGCTGGGCGAGGGCCTGCTGTGTGATCACAGCGGTGTCTACGACCTGGAGCCAGGCTGGCCGCAGCTGAGTTTCGGGCAGCGGTTCGGCGCATGGGTGGTTGCTGGTGTGTCGGTGAGCAATGCGCGCGCGCGGTCGCATGGCGCGCGTGTGGAGTATCCCGACCGGTGGCTGCTGGACCGCGACCTGCTGGACGACGGGTGGCATGTGCTCAACCACCCAGTGGTGCACAACTCATCGAGCGAAGGTGCGCGGCGGTGGGGTTCGAGCGCATCGACAGATCAGGTAAGCTACTGGGACCAGCGGACGTGGGCCGAGGCTGAGGTGTGGACTGTGCCCGATAGTGCGCAGGCAGGGCTGAGGATCAGCAGGACAGTGCAGTGGGACGGCGAGGAATGGTGGGGCCCCTGGGTGCAGGGCTGGTGGTGGGAGGATAGGATGTATGCGGACTGGGTTGGAGACTGATTGATGGCGGCCCCGAACCTGAGGAGCCCCGACACGATCACGTCGATCATCGGGAAGACCCAGCCGTATAGCTGCACCACGTCTCATTCGAGCGCGCTGAGCAACGGTGCGGGCAGCAACAAGGTGCTGCGGGTGAGTGCCATCACGGCATCAAACGTGGATGGCGCGGCAGGGTTCGAGGTGGATGTGTCGTTCCGCCGTGCTGGTGTGGACACCTACATGGCGAAGACGGTGACGGTGCAAGCGGACCAGGCGCTGGTGGTGCGCAGCCGGGAAGAGATCCTGTACCTGGAGGAAGGCGACGCGATTTTCGCGAAGGCCAATGTGGCAGGGAAGATCGACCTGCTGATCACCTACGAAGAGATTATCTGAGGACTGACCGATGGCCTGCACCAGGGAAATTTACACAGCGACAGCTACATGGACTGCATCACAGTTGGCCACGCTGTTCCGCGATGCGTTCATTGATGCTGGGCTGATGACGGATTGGTTCGATTCGTTCCTGAGCGGCAGCATCGAGAATCGGATCCTGGAAGTCACCTACGACGGGACCAAGGCATACGGCAAAACTTACTACTGGTTTATGTTCTCGACCAGTGGAGTGTTTCTCCATGTGGCGACAGGGTGGAATCCTGCGACGGATCAGCCAACTGGCACGCAGTATCTGGACTTCTTCTCCACCACGACGAACGCAACAACTAACCACTCGCAAATCTTCAGCGCATCTGCAGCCAACACTGTGGAACTGGTGCGCTACACCAGTGGAGCGGACACTGATCAGAGCTGGTTTATTATTAAGAGCGGCACGACTCGGCGTTGCTTCACAATCGTCAATGACGCCATGACGGTGCAGCCGTGGATGGATTTGGCAGAGGGCTTTTTCGCTGGGTTTGGCTGGATATATCCGAGAA